AATATTTGCTCAAATTTAATGAGCCACCTGTTATCCATATTTCCTCTCCTTACGGCAGTTGGCTCTTGGCGGGATGTTAATCCCTCTATTGTTGTAGCCATGACACCATTTGTGGATGGTTGCTGGTTTCACTCCAAAATGATTCGCCGCGGCTCCGACGCTTTCAAAACGCAATCCATCAACAAACCAGTAAAACGATGTACATCTGTTTTCGGCCTGCTTGGTAACGGTTGCCCATCTGCAATTATCTTTAGAATACGGACCTTCATTGTTCTTCCGATCAAGCTGATGCTTGGGCGTAGGAGGGAGACCCATATCTTCAAGAAATAGCTCGAACGTCAGCCATCTTTCGCAGATACCGCGATGACTGTATTTTTCGAAGTCTTTGTTGTTTGGGTTCGTGCAGCGATTTTTCATCCCGCTCCAAATCCTGTAAACGCGGGTATTGCGCTGGCCGTGAGTGGTGTTTTTTCCTGTCATGCATCCGCAGCTGCTCATTGAGTTGCTTTTAAGCTGATTCGCGGCCCTATGGCAGGAATTACCGCACACACAAAGGCATAGATACATCCTTCTACCTCTCAGCATGTGCGAGTATTCTTTGACGGTTAAGTGCCCGTATTTTTCACCGGGCATAAGTGGATTGGCGTTCATGCTGCCGCCTTTTGTCTGAGGAACCCGAGAGCCTTAACACCTTCCTGTTCTGTCAGGTCGGCTGGCTGCGAGATAGGGCGTTTGAAAATGCGTGAACAGAGAGGGAGAAGATCGGCATCCCATGTCTTATCCAAGGAGACAAGCAGGTCGTTAATCTCTTTCTGCGTGGTTTCGCTAAGCGGCGTTATATCGCGCTCAGGCTGACGCTCTGCTGTAAAGTTGATGCCTTCTTCGCCCTCGGTGTTAACGTGGTCTATGGCGGCGTCCAGGCGCTCACGGCGAGGCCAGTATTTTGCTGCCTGCTTCACGACTGTTTTGAGGATCATCTGTTCTTCGTCAGTGACCCATGGACACTTTTTACTGTTGTCAGATTTGTACTTCTTCCATGCTTCAGACCGGTCACGGATGGAGTAGATGGCATCGATGCGCATCGTATGGGTGAGGTAATCACCATCGTCAGTTTTTACCGTTACATACGCGCCTACGATGTCCCCGCGCTGCTCTTCGGTATCGAAGTCGTTGTAGATATGGATTGGCGGCTTATCGAGCCCCTCGCGGCGGAACTGGTCGTTTCTTCGAACAATAGCCGACTGGCACCACTTAATGGCGCCAGACTGCTGCGCGATGTGCATCAGGCCCATGTAACTGATGTCGAGGCAAATAGCCCCTTTACGCGGAACGAGGTAAGCCAGCTTCTGAGCTGGGTTTAGCGAAATACCGATAGCCGCAACGTTGATGATCGCGTTCTGTGTGCTGGTCTGGTTCTGGAATGCAACTTTCGCGAGGTAGTCGTTGTTCTGAAATAGCTGGATGGCGAACTGACTTTCCTTCGCCCACACCATCCGCTCGTCAGTAGCCGCCTTAATGAAAAGCGGCTCCTGTTGTTTGACGAAATCAACAAGGGTTAAGCTCATGATCACTCCTTAGAACGGGCAGGGCGATTGACGCTGCCATTCTTCTTCGGCACGGGCATATGCGCAGGCCGTTATGTATTCGTTGTATGCCTCTTCGGCCTTTTCTCCGATAAGCGCAAACTGGGCTTCCTGGGGCAGGAACAAGCTGCTCATTTCCAGAGGTTTCGCAGGGAACATGGCAATCAGTTCTTTCGCCCGGTCGTCGATCCACTTCTCTTTCTCGTCGTCGAGCTGCTGCTCAACCCAGCGCCGATCTTCGATGCGGTCGTAAGTGAGGTATGCGTTCATGGCTGAACTCCTGAAATTTGGATGTGCAGATGCCGCCCGCGTAATGCCAGGCCGATCGGTTGAATAGGGTGGTTAATGCTGCGCGATGGATTTCGCCGGTAGCTCGCCGTTTCGGAGGATGCTTTCTACCGGCCAGCATTCAGCTGTTACTTTCTGTTCTGTAGCTGCCTGGCTGCATTCCTGCTGGCTGTCGTAAACGCCGAGAATGACATCCTGATAATCACCGTTGGTCATTGCTACGGTCAGGACGAGTGCGAATAAAGTTTCCATCAGTGAAGAATCCTCCCGATGGCGACGGCGTAAAGACGCTTTGCTTCTTCCCACGCCGGAGCATTGCGATGGAGTACCGCGAACGACGCGAGCCGTTGGGCCTCTCTGATCTGCTGCTGGTTTACCATGATTTCCTCTTGGCCTTATCGCGGCGAACGGAACGGTTAATACAAGACTTCTGCGCTAATGGGCGGTGGATGGCCGCCGGTTGTCATAAATGGGCAGACTCGAAAATCTGCCTATGTATGGCCGATAAAAAACCCGCCGGAGCGGGTCATGACACCTTCTGAAGTGCTGATGTGCGTGGGTAGTAAAACTTCGGTTTCGCCGTCGACCCTTCCTTCGGATCAACTTTTACGGTGTAACGCGTTTGTTTTTTGTATTCCCACACTTCCGTAATCACTCCAGTTTTCGTCTTCCAGCTGCCCGCGGCCTGGCTTGACCACGTAACAACATCTCCTTTCTTAAACTCCATCGCCTTACCCTCTGTAGTTACCCGCTGATGCGGGAGAAATGCTTTGTGATTCAGCACAGCCCACTCAGCTTCGAATGGACTGGAATAAATCTGTTTGCGCTTCGCACCTCTCATCCCGCCAGTGTTGCCCGTTCCCACGCCTTTATCGCTCTCGCGAGGGGGTAGCCTTCTCACCGACCGGTTCGCCGCCGGTGATACGCCGCATTTTGTGCGTTGGGGTCTAAACAGGATTACCGAGTGCTGTTCCGACTTTGCATGTTGTTAAAAAGCAGGCGACTTACTGTCCGCCGCTGGCTAACTTCGCTCAGCTGTCGATGTTTCGTTTCGATGGGTTAACAATACTAGCGGTATTAATATATAGCAATACCGCCAGTATTAATAAATCTTTGATTAATACTAAGAGTATGAATTTGATGTGATTTTATTTTTGTAAATACCAGTGCTACGCTTAAAAAAACAGCAGGAGGAATGTGCATGGTTCTGGATGAAGAGCGTATAAGCATGAAAATTCAGGCGATGGGGCGGGTGATCATGGAGTTGTCGTCGGATGGGGGGCCAGTCACCGAACATTCCATCAACGAAAAACTGGAGCGGCACCGGAAGGAAACAGGAAACGTGATAGGGAAGGGAGTGAACAGGGATGCGGCGGAGTTGGTGCGGAAGGGTAAATAAAAACCCGGCGCGGTGGCCGGGTTATAGTGGTCAGAGCTTAGCGACCATTTTATCAATCGCCTCTAGGCATGACTGCTTGTATGGACCATTAACTTTAACTCTTCGGTTCATAACCCTTACACTTCCAGTTGGTAGAATGGAGAACGGGCAACCCTTAGCAAATGCCACAACACCTGTTGTTTGAAAATCTTTGATATTAACGATCCCATCGTCAACATCATTAAAATCAAATATGTGAGGGTGACTGACTAACAACTGTTGAATGTCATTGTCGATTGAATTCAAAACGGCCGCATAAGCAGAGGCTGGGCCCATATACTGAGTTAGCCTGTTTTTTGCGATCATATGCACCTTTGGCAGCGGTCTATCAACTGCATTAAGTTTGTTAGCAAAGGCATATGAGGCATAGATGTCGGAAGGGAGTTTTAAGCCGTAGATCAAAGAAAATGCGTTCTGTATAGCCCGCCGAGATGAATCGTCAGCCATAACGGGCAAAATAAGCTTGTCAATCGCAGCGAGAGCAATTTGGGTGTAAATTGAGAAACTTGGATTGCAATCGACAAACAAAACATCATATTCGTCCCTGATACCATCTATTAAATCATTTATCCAATCAATTATACTTACCCAAGCATTAGTTCCGGGTATTTGTTGGTTTGCCAGTGTATTGATAGCATTTGCCTGAAGCTCAAGCAGTGGATCACCACAGATTAAGGAAATGTTACTCGGTATATGGTCATTAAATGACTTTGGATGAGTTAAGTAGTCATGAGAGTCGAAATTAGGCTTCTGATATGGTGTCGGTAAGCGCATCTGGAAATAACCGCCTAGAGTGCAACGGCTTGCTAAATCGTGTCTGGTAAGGAGATTAATGCTCCCATTACCAATCAGCCCTCCCAAAAATAGCTCTGAAAGGTTTGCTTGAGGGCAAACATCAATTACTAAAACCCGCTCGAGCGGATTGGTTTCTGCATATCTGCAAATGGCCTGAAAGGACAAGCTGGTCTTACCGGTGCCGCCCTTGTTATTCCAAATCGCATATTTCTTCATAAACCCCCCTCTGGTTAACGATGTCACTCATGGTCAACGCAATGACCAATGGTAAATGGTTAACCAATGGTGACACCGTTTACCATAAACGTCAACATCCTGGTAAATGGTTTACCACTGGTTACATCGTTGACCAATAAAAAAGGCCGCATCTCTGCGACCCCTCAAGCAACCATTCAAACCAGCCGCATCTTCGTCTCTACAGCAACACCGATAATTCGACAGTTACCATTCACCGCTACCAATGGCCACTGTGGATTTAAACCCTTCAGGTACTTCTGCGCACCGTCGATCACTAACTTCTTAAATGTTGCCTCGTTCGAATCGGATAGCTTTGCTATTACCAGACTGCCGTTGATTGCCTCGCGCCCAGTATCGAAGAGGACAAAGGTTCCTTCTGGGATGCTAAGACCCGCCGGTGCTGTCATTGAGTCACCATCTACCTGTAGCCAGAATGCCTCACCTTGAATGTGAGCATCTGATTCAAGCCAAAGGTCTATATCCTTTAGGGTGTACGGCTCAACCGCTTCACACCAGGCGCCCGCCTGAACTTTGCTAATCACCGGATATTTTGAGCCAGGTGAATAATGCCCTGCGAAAGAAGTATTTTCCGACGCCACCGAGCTCATATCAGAGATATCCTTCGCAAGTGACGGGCTGAAATCAGAGACACTAATCCCAAGAAGCCTCGCAAAGACCGATGCTACCGCTGTATTTAAAGCGTTCCTTCCATTGAGATAATGGCCAACGGCACCCTGGGATATGTCCAGCGCGTCCGCAATGGATTGCTGAGTAATACCCAGTTCTTTTTTCTTCGCTTCGTAAAGGGCTTTTAAACGCTTTGAATCAGCCACTTGAGCGGGGGTGAGGATCTTTTTCTTTTCCATTTTCAGATATTAATACCAAAACTCATATTTTAAAAATACCGCAGGTATTGCTTTATGTAATACTTCTGGTATTGTTTGTTTATGCACTCAAAGGAGCAACCATATGAAGATTTCTTTAGCTGAATTTGTTGGCGAAGTCGGGCAGGCCAAAGCAGCTGACGCTATCGGTGTACACCAGACGGCAATCAGCAAGGCAATTAGGGTTGGGCGTCAGATTTTTATCAACAGACTGCCAGACGGGAAAATTAAGGCTGAAGAGATTAAGCCTTTCCCGCACAGCAAAGCCCCGTAAGCACCGCGCTCTTTAACAATCTGTAACCCTATTAAACCGGCTGAGTAATCAGCCAATCATTAACTATTCAACGAAAGGGAAAGCAATGCATTCACTTGCGTATCAACAGAGTACCGGACTTGAACAACGTCCGTTGATTTCGATTTATCAAAGTGTTCCGCGTAATAACCGTAAGCTAACTCGAATACGGGAGGCAGTTAAGGCCTGGCAAAAAGCTACGCCGGGCCAGTCTCAGGTTCACATTTCTCAGCTGGTTGCGAAAGAGTGGCTGGCGCGCGGCGGGAAGGGGTTGTTACTGGCAGGTTCTGAACACAACACGAAGCAGAACTTCTTCCGGATGATTAACGATCCGGGCCCGAAGAACGACAAGGGGTTGATGCTATTGATCCCCGTCATTATCGACGTGATGGCGCGGGATAACGAGAAAGTGGCGAGAGAGTTTGGTCTGGTCGCAAAGACTGAGGCCGAACTGATAGCCGAGGCCATGAAAGAGTGCACTGAAGCGCATCAGGCGAAGTTACTTGGTCAGCCGATACAACGCCTTGAGAAAGAGGTGAGAGAAGCTGCTGAAGCACTGCTGCGCTTCCTGCCAACTGAATCAATCGCTGCGGTGGTGACAAGTCTGGCCGCTATGGCGCCGGGAGTTATGTGATGGGAAGTATCAAAAATGGCGAAAGCCAGTCTGCGCGAACAGAACTGGCCTTCAAATGCAAATCGTGTGCACTCATTGCAGGAGGAATAATGGCAAAAAATCCACGCTATTACCATACCGCTGTACATAAAAACATAACCCGCGACCGCTTCATCCGCTCGGTTAACCCGATTGTGGCAGAGAAGATGCGCGCCATTCTTGAAGAACTGAAACGTAAGGAGAGTGGCCGTGGGTAACGTATCTAATTTAGCCGAAGCCAGAGAGGCCAGAAGGCTCCAGAAACCGCGCACGAATGACGGTAAGGGGTTTGCCTTGCTGCACCGTAAAATTATGGATGTGCCGTTCTACAAGGACGCTGAGGCGGCTCATTTATGGGTTCACCTGCTCCTGCGCGCTAATCACGAACAGACACTGGTATCTACTGATGTCGGCGATGTGATCTGCGAGCGCGGAGAGTTCATTACCGGGCGTAACACGCTGGCAATGGAAACGGGTTTGACCGCTGATCGCGTTAAATCACTGCTCCGTAAATTCCAGAATCTGGGCATGATCACCACCAAATCGAACAACCGTTTTACTGTTCTAAAAGTGGTCAAATATGACGAATATCAGTCAAATTTTTGTCCAGCCGATGTCCAGCCGGTGTCCAGCCCAAACGCAGTCGTACCAATGCCTGTGGAGGTGGAGTGTCCAGCCGATGTCCAGCCAGTGTCCACAGATAACAATATATTAAATAACTTACTACCTAACGGTAGTAAGTATGTCGCAAATGACCAGAAACTCGCTGAAGAGAAAAAGTCCCGTTTGTCATGCGATGAAGTATGGCAATGCCTGAAAGACGAACTGCCTGAAGCCCGGGGATGGAGATGCCTCACTGATGAGCGACGCAATCTAATCCGCACCTTCTGGGGTAAGGCTAACAAGATTGCCCGCAACCTGGACGGCAAGCCGATGGATATGGACGGTTTCAGAAGCTATCTGCGCTACATCGCTCAGAACTGCCGCTGGATGCTTGAAGACCGACCAGACCAGAAATCCGGGAAGACCTGGCGCCGCATGAAATTTGATAAGTTCCTGACCGAAAAGCTCTACATCGAAGTGCGCGAGGGGGATCGTGATGACCGCTGATTTCATGGCTGTACCACAAAACCTCGAAGCAGAGCAGAGCGTTATCGGTGGCCTGCTGCTGGATGATGACAACAGCGAGCGAGTCCAGAAGGTTCTGGCGATGCTCAAGCCTGAGTCGTTCTACAGCCGACCTCACCAGCTGATCTTTGCCGAGATGCGCCAGATGTTCCGCGACAACAAGCCAGTCGATGGTCTGACATTGTTCGACGCGCTCGAAGGCAAAGGGCTCGCTGAGCAGGTAGGTGGCTTTGCTTACCTGGCAGAGATCGCCAAGAACACTCCCAGCGCTGCAAACATCGTGGCATACGCTGCGTCAGTCCGGGAAGCCGCAATGGAGCGCTATGGCATCAGCCGACTGACCGAAGCTACTGAGCTGCTGTATTCCCGCAACGGCATGAGCGCCACGCAGAAGTACGAGGCCATTCAGGGTATTTTCACCCAACTCGCAGACCATTCAAAAACCGGAAGTCGCCGTGGGTTGCGGTCGTTCGGCGAGGTTATGGATGACTGGGTAGCAGATCTGGAGAAGCGATTTGACCCTTCAGGCGAACAGCGCGGAATGAGTACCGGAATCCCGTCACTCGACCGACTGCTGGCGCCGAAAGGTCTGGTTAAAGGCTCTCTGTTCGTGATTGGCGCAAGGCCAAAGATGGGCAAGACAACCCTGTACGTGCAGATGGCGATCAACTGCGCGATTCGCGAGAAAAAGCCAGCGCTGATGTTTAGCCTGGAAATGCCCAGCGACCAGATCCTCGAAAAGCTTGTTGGGCAGAAGTCCGGCGTAAACCCGAGCATTTTTTACATGCCCGCCACGGATGACGCCGACGACCAGTACCAGGGAGACTACGACGGCGACTTTAAGAAGGCGATCGCTACAGCGGGCCGGCTGAGTGAAATCGACAAGCTGTACATCGACGACACTCCGGGCCTGTCACTGGCGCACATCGTTAGCGAAAGCCGCCGAATCAAACGCGAGAAGGGCTGCGTAGGCATGATTTTGGTTGACTACCTGACTCTGATGACCGCAGAAAAAGCCGACCGTAATGACCTTGCCTACGGGATGATCACCAAAGGGTTGAAGAACCTCGCTAAAGAGCTTGGCTGCGTCGTCGTGCTGCTGACCCAACTTAACCGCGAACTGGAGAAGCGAGTCAATAAACGCCCGTTACCGAGCGATTCTCGCGACACAGGACAGATTGAGCAGGACTGCGACTACTGGGTTGGTATCCACCGGGAAGGTGCTTTCGATGACAGCGTGCCGCCTGGCGAAACGGAGTTAATCCTGCGACTCAACCGTCATGGCAGTACCGGAACGGTTTATTGCAATCAGATCAACGGGGCAATTTACGACACAGACCAGCATGCAGCCGCCGCAGAACGCCGCGGGCGTGAGCAGCAGCCGAAAAAGAAAGGGGGGTTCTGATGACCATAACAATCCGTGGGCAGATTCTTGCAGCTCTGCGTAATAACCCGGGCCTGAATAGTGCTCGCATTGCCACCATGATCGGCATGACCACCAAAAAGATTTCCGGACCGTTAAGCACACTGTTTGCAGACGGCCTGATCGAGTTCGAAGGTAAGCATGGCCAGCGGCTTTATCGGCTGACCAACTACGGCATGAAATACGCACCGGAAACCATACCGGCCATGCCGAAGGGAAATTCGAAGCTGGTGCAGCGTACCGAGACGAACGTTATCTGCCAGGAGTGCCGGAACAGTCAGGCGATGAAGCGAGTATTGATGGTTTGGGGGAGGGTAGGGGTATGAAACAGAAATTTATCGAGTGGTTTACCAATAACAACAACGGCTGCTCGCCAGCGATGGAAGACGACAGAAGCTTTGTGCGCGAGAAGACACAGCATATGTTCGAAGCGTACCAGGCTGGCGTGGCAGAAGGTGAAGCCAGATGCGCGGCGCTGGCTGCGGAGAATGCGGGGCTGAAGACAGCGATTGAAAAGCATGCTGACAGTTACATCATGTGCGGATATTGCCGAACTGAGCGCGATGGCAAGAACGACGATGTTTGTGAAGTACTTGATTCAACCCCAGCAACCGACGCTTTCCTGGCTGAAGTGCGGGCCAGTGCGGTTGATGAAGCTTGCCTGAAAATTAGCAACGCAATTGTTAATTGCTATCAGGACGAACTTGTCGGTCTTGATGAAGCGGCAACTATCTGCGGTGACTTCGCATCAGAGGTTCGCAAAGGAGTGCAGTCATGACTCGCATCCGTAACTTTGGCTGGAATCGACTCAAACTGGCAACTCTGTCTTACGAAGAGATAAGCGCTCTCGAAGAGCAGGTGAAGCAGGAGCACGCCTGTAGCGATGGCATCCACATGTACGACAAAGCAGGTCGTGACAAGCTCGATGCTCTGAGTTGGGCCGTATACAACAAGCAGAAGCGGGAGGCCGCCCAATGAGCAACATCGACAAACATGCCGTCCAAGCAGTTGCCGATTTGAAAGCTGGTTAC